TGTACTACTATCGCTTGGTGTAAGCACAATATTCAATCCACCTGTGGGTGTTCCATCTTCTTCGGTATCATCAAATGCTGCTTGATTATACCAAGTGTTTCCTATCTTAGCTCCTATTCTCCAAGTCTTACCAGGTGGCGACTTAGGATTAATAGGTGCAACAAAGCTAGGTCTGTTATCACCTGGCTGTTTGTCTTGATTAGGCATAAGTTTTATATATATCTTATCCGACATTATATTTTCTCCTGTTTAGTTATTAAGTTCATCCTTGATCTAAACGCATTATCTAGCAATTTAAAATCTTTTGGATGATTTTTTTGTGTGTCTACAAACGTAGGTCTATACACATGATAACGAAGATGATTTAATCTTGTTTCATGTGGAGCTTTTTTTATCTCCTCTACAATTTGTTTGACGGGTACACCCTTTGTATTAAGAGTGTCTTTAGCTTCCTTGGAAGTTGGTATACCTAAAGATTCTAACTCCTCGAATGAAGTTATGTCTTTATCCAACACACCAAGAAAACTTAAAGCTCGTGAAATAGAGAAACTTTCAGCCATAGGCAAAGCACCTTGTATGTATGTGCCATTTCTCTTTTTGAATTGTTTGTAATGTCCTGTGGCTAACACTCGTTCAGGATCGTAGGTTAGTATCTTACACTTAGCAATGTAATAATCTTCTTGTTCAATAATTGATACATCAAATCCAAGCTCATCGCCAAAGACTTGCCTAAAATATTTTATCTTGCTCCATAAAGATACAGTTGTTTGACCTGTTGTTAGGTTTTTATAGACACCATCTTTACGACACAATTCATTTATCTTATTTATTTTGTCTATCATATCAAAACCACCCACTTCTATTTGTATTTGTGTGCACTATATCACCTGCAGTGCTAAAGTGTTCTTGCCTTCTCCCCAATGGGATACTTTGTTTATACTTTTGTTCAAAATCCATGTCGGACATAGTTTTAAAATCTATTTCCTTTTCTTTTAGGTCATTAGATCGTTTTAGTTCTGCTAATAGTTCTCTTAGTATTTTCATTTTATTTGCTCCTTTCCATTTTTATCATAACCTTCGTAAAAAAAATTAATAGGAACTTGTAAAACATTAGCCAAGTCTAATAATTTTTCTGACGTAACTCCATTAAGTCCTTTTTCATACTTCTGAATTTGTTGGAACGAAAATCCTAAAGCATTTCCAACTTTTGTTTGTGTTAAACCAAGAGACAATCTTCTATCTCTTATCTTTCTTCCAAGGTGAACATTAAATATAGACATTCTACCTTCATTGCTTGTTTTATCTTTCATGTTTATCCCCATAGTTGTTTAATTACTGCTAGTTGATCTGCACTAGCATCTTTCATAGTCCAATGTGATAAGTCAGGTTTTTCTACAAGACCCG